ACCAATACTAGCGATATGTCAGAACACAATTTCAATGAAAATGTGCCTGATCATATTTTTGGTTCTGATGGTCTTGAGGTTCAAGAGGAAGATTTAAAATTTTTTGATGGTCTTGGAGATGCTGATTTTGATGATCCTGAAATCGATGACATAGATTGGTTTGTAAGTCCCGAAACTAGAAAAACTTATAAAATGTTTGTGGATAAAGATTGGTTTAATGAAATGAATATTAGAGCTATTGCGGAATTATTATATGTATGGCCCGGAATGTCATGTAAAACTAATGTTAATTTTCAAACATGTGATCTTCAAATGTTAGGTTTATGTTTAATTCGAGATTTGAAGAAACAAGCTTATTTTGTAGCTCAAATGTCCCCTTTTGCTAGACATGAATACTTTGTAGTTGGTAAGAGACACAAGAATTTTGTTTATCCTAAAATAGGAGCTAATTTTAAGAAACCAATATTTGTTAGAATAAAAGATTTTGTATATGCTCCATATAGGAAAATACTGGATTTAGCTTCATCTTTCAGTGAATTTATAGCAAAGTGGATATCTCAGTTAGGACCTACATCTGTTTTTATATTGGAATTACTCATAGGAACTGCCATAGGTTCTACTGTTGGTTTTGCTATCAACCGTACTGCCAAATTAACATATAATACAATCAGATCATATTATCAAAATGAGAGTGAAAGGCAATTTAATGCTTTTGCTAGATTGTACGATGAGAAAAAATGGTTTACTATTATTAATAAGACTTACAATCCGTGGGAAAAACCTACCAAGACAAATGCTTGGCTGCAATCTTTAGCTGATAAACAGATTATAGTACCAGAATTTTACTTAAATTACGATATACGAGAAAAATATATTAATGAATATAAAGTTAATTCTTCAGATTATGCAGTTGGATGGTTTTATCCACAAAAAGATGATCCCCCGATATATAATTGGGATGCTTGGTTTGCTCGTATGCTACTTTCAGGACCCAGAATACATTTCAGATTCAATGATAAAACATCTAATTTCTGTTTTATGGAGATGAAATCACACTTCGAGATGTTATATCAGGAGCAAATGAAGGAACATGGTATAGAAATCCACACTGATGATGCTTCTGGAGATATTTGGTGGGATTTTACTTATGCTCAATCTGGTACTCATGGAAGGGCATCAAAACGCCCTATCAGAAAATTAGTTAGAGCTAAAAACTTTTCATCTCAAATGGGTGTTGATAAAAACGGGAAGGACATAATGATAAAAATATTGAATAATCAATATGAAATAAGCTATGATAGTACCAAATATACTGATGAACAATTTAAGAACATGGGTAGAAACTTTGTTTTTGTTACTGATGATCATGGAAATCCTATTAAGGAGGATGGAGCATATGTTCCAAAAACTTTAAGATGGACTAAGTGTGGTTATATAACAGGCATATGTGATACTATTTTTATGGTCAATGCTCACTTTGTCGAAAAATTTGCTGAAGATATAGATGATCACCCTTCAGAATATAGTGGTAATAGAATGATTAGACTATCTAAGAAAGATAAGGCCCATATTTATATGAATGTAGATACTTTTTTAGCAGGTTGTAAAGCCTTTGACATTAATGAAGATGATTATGATTATAACCCGTGCGAATTATTAAAATATGATAGTGTTTTAGTTCAATTACCTCGTAATTTGGTACCTAGTCAAAAATATAACCGAGTACTTTGTTACTGATGAGACATATTGTAAATTTAGAAATGCTATCCCGTCCGTCCTTACTCATATTAATGCCTCAGAGAATAATATTGTAGAACATCATTTTGATTCATTTGCAATGACAACTGAACTCCCGGTAGGAGATCAATCGCTCCCAGGGTCATTTATTATATCACGAGGATTTGAATATAAAGCTCGTACTATTAATGGAGATTGTGGATCTTTGTTGATTTACATGAATCCACAACTAGCTAAACAAAAGATTCTTGGATTCCACTCAGCAGGTAATGATAAGGATAAAGGTTTTTCAAGTAAGATATCATATGAAGATGTAATGAATGATCTTAGATTATTTGATATTTTAGTTAAGGAAGAGCAGGATTTATCCGATCCTGTATCATGTCAAATGGGGTTACCTAATCAGATATATACAGGAAAGGTTAATGATAATCCTTTCAAACCTCTAAATACAAAAATAATCAAAACAAATTTGGCGGCATTGTATGAAGGGGAAGAATACAAATTTTTTTATCCTACAAAGGAACCTGCTCAACTCATGAGGAGAGGTAATGTTGATCCTATGAAAATAGCTCAGGAAGATATAGTTAATGATAGAGTTTATCTCGATCCAAAATTAGTATCTTTGGCAGTAGAATCATGTAGGAGTTATTTATTTCATCACTCAGAGTTTGTTCCCGAGTATCCCTCTGTATGGACTTTTGAAGAAGCCTTACATGGAATCCCGGATAGTCCAGATTGTAAAGGTTTACCTTCCTCTTCTGGATCAGGATATCCTATGTCTAATAATAGCTCAACTAATTGGAAGAAAATATATTTTAATCCGACTTCTAATCACTACCAGAAAGCGAAAGCTAAAAGGATGTTGAAAGAATTATCTGAGGAACATGAAAGATTGATGCTTAATCACATTCGGCCTTATATAGTTAATAGAGATTGTCTTAAAGATGAACCTCTTCGTAAAGGAAAAAACACACGAATGTTTTCTTCAG